AAGGAATATTAATGATAACTGGGATGATTCTGAGGGTAACCGTAAGTCTAAGGAGATAACTAGGCAAGATTACACACCAACTAAGAAGACACTTAGCGCGTTAGGTTCTTTGACTTATGGTGGCAGTGCTACTAAGACTGGTATTTTACCTCAAGTTATCATTGGTATTGATGGTTCCGCTATAGTGAACACGTTGTCGGGTGAAAGTTATAAAGCTATACAAGGTGCCTCTGGACAACAGACACCTTATGTAACTTCTATATATGACGCTGTAATCGGTGACTTAGGATCTTTCAGGAGTTTAGTAGGTAACATTAACAAGACTTGGATTGACACTACTCTTAACTATGATCTACTTAACGAGGTAACTAAGGGTGTACGTGAGGCTCAGAACGATGGGTATAAGAAGTTACAGCGTAATTTAAAAGAGAATCCTAAGGGACTTGCTGCAAACGTTGAACAATCTAAGCACATTGTAATTGAGTTACAGAAGTTTATCAACGCTGGTATGATGGTACCTCAATCAACTACTAATGGTTTCTATGAGATCATGAGGGATGTTGAGCGTAAGTTTGCACAGCTTGAAGCTAATCCAGATATTTCTAAAAAGGATAAGTATAAGATGACTAGTGCTATGGACATGGTTAGTAATAAACAATTACTAGAGATGTTTATGATGTTGAAGCCCTCAATGGATTTGAAGGTTGATCGTTTACAGAAGGTAGCTACTGAAGCTAAGGCTAGGCGTGAAGTACTTAAGAAAGAAATAGGAAGTCAACCTGTGTTCCAGTATCATGTGGATGCACTTAAGCAGTTCAACTTTAGTTAATAATAAACAGATATAAAAAAATATACCCCCAAGGATTCCATAAAGGAGTCCAAGGGGGCTTTGACCCACAAGTATACTTAATTGTATATTTGTGGGTTATTTTTTGCATTAGTTAGCTACGAGCTGCTAGTGCTTTACTGACTGTGTTACGACCAGCTTGACGCTGTGAGTCTGCGTGTGACCTAGCCTCATCTTCTGCCATGCCATCTGCTACTGCTCCTGCATAGTTATCTTCCCAGACTCGACCTAAGATAGCTTCGTTGATTTCTGGGGTGTACGCTAGTGCTGGATCTAGGTTGAACATCTCAACGTACTCCATATCATCAATTCCGGGTACTACATTATGTGAAACGTTAGTCATTATTCATCATCCTCTTTAGTTTGTATTTAGCTTTCATATTAGCACTCTTATCTGCTTTTCTCTTAGCAGTCCACCTCACTTTAGGTACTCTCATAGAAGCCTTATGTGCTTCAGACTTGGGTACTCCAATCTGTATATTTCTAGAGTGTTTAGCAGAAGCCACCCTAGCTAACTCAAAGGATCTTGAGTTTGCTATATGTCTTCCCTCTTTAGTTCTCACACACATAGCCCAGAAAGCTGTAGCCATTGGACCTACACCATGTATCTTAAAGAGTAAGTAGTGTGCTATATAGTGCGCTTTACCTGACAAGTACACAAGGTTAGAGGGCTCATTGGAACCCCCTAGTGACTTAGCTACGATATGGTGACGTTCATAGTACCCACCATCCTTTGGCTTAGTTGCAGTCCCATGCTTACTTATAAGATTATCGTAATGTTTAATGTACTTACTGATTGCACACCTCCTTATTAATTACTCCAGATTAAGATTAGGGATACTAAGGGTATATATGACAGTGCACCATATACAAGCCATTGGAGTACCCTCACGTTAAGGTTACTCTCAGGCATTATCTCATGCATGACTAAGAAACCTAATGTAAATGCAAGTAGTACGTGTGTTAACATTATTTGTATAAATATGCTCATATTGTTTCCTTATTAACAGAAGAAATAGTCAGACGAGATAATCTCAGATATATCTAAGGTTCCCAAGGCTGGCTGTTTAACATTATAACCCTCTCTTGTTTCTAGTAACATATTCTCTATTGTTGTAAAGAAGTTGTCAGTGTTATACATCATTGCGAACTGCCACTTGGTATGCTCAAGTAGATCGTTAACATCACATGCATGAGTCGAGAATGAATCATGTATAGCTCCAAAGTCTCCAGAGAAGCTAGCTATAACTTTAGCCATGTGAGCTGCGTCCATTGAGTGAACGAAGTTAGGTGAACATCCTGAAGCAAAGGATCTACGACAAGGTATTAGGTCACCATTGGGAGTCACAACAGGCACTCTGATACGATGACTTATCTGACCTAACCCTCGGATCCTACCACGTACTTTGATATTCTTTTGGATCCACATCTCATATAACACTGGGAATCCCGAGGGACTTGTCCAGCGTGTGCATGTTTCACCAGAGGATAGTATGTGGTCAGTCAACTTCTGTATAAACTTCATGGTCTTTAGGGGACCTACACAGGTATCGTTGATAGCCAGTATGAGCTGCTTGGACAGTACTATACAATCATCTTCAGTGATGTTGTACTTGGTGTCATAATCCTCAGCTTTACAATCGGTATACATGTTGACAGCTATCTTCTTTTGACCAGCTGAGTAAGCACGAGTCATTGAACCACGCTTAGCAATACCTTTCCGCACAGCTTTCATAGGCATATTACGTTCTTTAAACCATTCAGGCATACGCTCAATTAACTTCTTTGCTACTTGAACATAGAAGTCTTTCTGTATATCACTAGGAACTAGGGAGACTAACTCGCCAGCCTGCTTGTCTTTGGAGATAGCAGCTAGGTGTTGCCACCCATTGTTACTACCATCAACTGGTATTGGTAACCGACTGTAATACACTAACCCAGTAGCTTTCGCAGACATGTAACCCTGTATATCAAAGCAACACGCCAAGAAGCTTACGGGCTTCTCTGCGTCTTCTTGAAAGCTCTGCCCATCCGCTGAGTGGTTTACTAAGTCTAAGTTGTTCAGCGTCCATAGCTCCCTGTCCCTTAGTGTCATTTTGTCTACCGATAGAGTAGTAAGCCCTTCTTCTTGCAGATAAGAGTGATAGTCCGTTGTCGCCCATTTGGGTAGTTCCTTTATGTCATATGATTGATTGTAAGAACAAGCTGTATGTATGCACAGCCACCTGAAACCTGCAGTATCTACCGCTTTAGCTTGAGAGAACTCAAACAAACCTTTGGATACATCAGAACCTTGGAAGTTAAGGAAAGGTTCAGTGTAGTAGATACGCCCACGGTAATCACATTCAACCATTTGGTAGAATACGTTACTGTTGATGGCATGTACTTTAGATATTACAAACTTCATTTCTATAGCTTTAGACTTAGCTTTAGTGGACTCGTCTTTAATATCTAAGAAGAACTCAAGGTTAGCTTCTACTGCTTTAGCTAGCTTGAGGTTAATACGCCAAGCTGTCTGCTGTAGCTTGTTAAGTGATTTAACGAACGTTGCATCTAGTACTTGTGCGAAGTCTTCTTCACTACTCATACGCTTTATGTATGGCTTTTGAGTGAACTCATTTCGTAAGGATGTGATATCTTTTGGCTTTGTGAAGGAGGTCCCAGTCAAAGTATGCTTGATATACTCTGGAGGTAACTCCCCTAACTCACTCCAAGAATCCTCAAGGATTATAATGTAAGGTGCCCTAAGGCCACTGTACTCCCTTACAATACTGATATAACCCAGCTGCAAGAATGCCTCCATATACAGATCACCGACAGAGATAATCTCCTGATGGTTAGTATTGAGTACACCCAATGCTGCTAGCACCTGTAAGCCCACACTAGTCGATGTGACAGTTAGTTTAAAGGGTGCTGATGATGACCTTCGGGACTTCTGATATGCTGTTACAGCGCCCATAACGGCCCTTGTGGTTAACTCCTCGTAACTATGACCATAGGGTAGGACACTGGCTACTAGACGAGCCCCTAGGGGTAGGGGTCCTTTGAAGACTTTACCTTCACATCTATTCTTTATATACTTGGTGATACTTTCTAGACCTTTGGAGTTATCCAGTGTACTCTGAGAAGTCTTCTTGACCTTTGAGTCGTCCAGTTCGTGTGTCGTAGTAGGCAGAACCACAGTCTCCTGTACGTCCTGTGAACCTTGACTTAAGCACTCTAAGTTTAATGGTGTTTCGTTCATCTTCATCTTCTGCCACTAAGTTACGTGAGAATGTTATGATGTCAAAGCTGATCTGTTTGATCGAGCCTGACCCCTTGATGTCATCGATAGAGGATAAGTGTCCCTCCTCGAATGAAGCACCCTGTGACTTACGAAGGTGGCTGATAAGGCCCAACCATACATTATGTTTCTTAACAATCTTAAGTAGATCTGACATAATAGAATCGATTGCTTCGTTACCTGTCTTACCCCCAGCTCCCTCTGATACTGCAATGGTTATGTGGTCAAGTATAATGTACTCACACCCCAATAGACATAGGTTCTCTATCTGGTCAATTAGACTAGAGTCTGAGACTGCGCCATTGTGATCTAGCAATACTAACCTCTCGTTACCAAAGACTTTATCGTATGCCCTTCTCTCCTGCTCTGGAGTAGGGTTAGCAGGTGCAAACATAGTTATGAACTTCTCTGCAGAGTCACCTATGGATTCCTCAAGTGATACCATACCAACATTATCTTCTGTTGTATCTAGAACTTCTAGTACAATCTCTTTGATCATAGTGGATTTACCTGAGCCAGTACCTGAGGTGAACAGTACAATCTCACCCTTACGCATACCATCTAGTTTACTATTGAGACCCTCAAGACACTTGGGGTACGGCACAGAGATAGTCTCCTTACGTGCTTGGTAGGCTTCCCATATAGATTCACCACGTACAATGGATGCAGGGGCGTACTTACGGGCATTGAAGACAGCCTGCATGAGTTCTAAGGGGTTTGCCACAAGGGAGTCACAGGGGTCATTCTGGGACAGGGAAGCCACAAGAGTCTTATCCCAACCGATTATCTTAGCAGCTTCACCTACTGCCTTTTCCCCAGCAGCATCTTGATCGAACATGAGGATAACCTCTTTGAATGAACGGATCCATTCACGGTTACTTACAAGGATCTTCATGTTAGAGGAGGACGGTAGGGATACCACAGGGTAAGCCTTGCCATACTTATTGAGCATAGCTTGCTGTACTGCAATAGCATCTAACTCTCCTTCAGTGATGATTAACTTGAAACCACCACCTTGAAACTTAGATTGACCAAACAGCTCAAGATCCTTATGTTTAAGGTCACCTACTGCTCTGAAGTCCTTAGGTAATGTACGCTTTTTACAACCTACTACTTTACCTTTAGCTGTGTAAGGGTAGTAATGGGTATCGATTTTACCAGATGCATCGTATGCAACCTTCATATCGTACACTGCACATGCTGTTTTAGTTAGCATACGCTCACGAACACCTGCTGTGTCGTAGTCTGCTATTGCTTCTAGAGTCTCGGAACTCATATCGTAATCCTGTTCTTGATTCTTTGGTTTAAACTTTGACTCAACTGAAGAGTCATACTGGTCTAGGAATGCTGGCTTATCACAAGCAAAGCACTTACCTCTACCATTAGACCACAACGCTACTGCATCTGACGAGTTACAGTGCAGGCATGGGTAGTGCTTAGTGAATGTTTCACTCATACTAGTTCCACCTATCTTCCTTCATTTGTTTAGCGTCTTTACGTTTATCTGTTGCTTTGGCTTTGGTATCCAATCGTTGCTGCTTCTTACCCTTAGGCTTCTCCAGATACTCTTCTGGTTCAGCCTGTTGTGTAGTACGCTTCATATTAATCCTTAATTAGTGACCAACCCTTATGGGTCTTCTGTGATCCTGCAACTAGTTTAAGTACTGAGGGGAGGTTTAACTTGTAAGCTTTTACCATAGCTTCTGGAGAGAACTCCACTGTAATACAGTAATCCTTGTGCTTAAACTTATACACTTTAACTACTTGCTTGTGGATAACTATTGAGGGATCTGAGATAAAACGTGCAGACTCTGCTTCCTCCAATGGTGAGATCCAACGTACAGCACCTATGTTACCATTGTACCATGTACGTTCTCCATTAATATCTCGTTCAGTCAGAGTATCTTTGACACACAAGTGGTAAGTCTCAAAGTAGCTTAGACCTCCTCTCGTCTTGTACAAGCGGTATATCTCGAAGGTGAACTTGGACTTACCTAGTGCCCTGATGTCCTCTGTGAGGACCTTACAGGAGCCTGTGTAGACTTTCCAGTTGCTTTGACGTACCCGTTTACGTTTCTGATGAACATGGAAGAACTTACGACCTAGGTACTTCTTGCCAGAGACCTTATTGGTGATGATGTAGATGAAACCGAAGTAATTATCCACATCGAATGAACCTTCTGGATACGTCCAGTGTCCTAAGGGGTTACTCATGGTTGTTGCTTCATGTTTGTTGCCTCTTTTGCAAGCGCTTCCTCGCAATTAGAGACAGCCTCGGTAGCCTTAGCAATAGCGCCATCGTAATAACTTGCTGCACTGAATGCACCTAAAGCAGCTGCATATGCGTATTCAGTAGACAGAGTGTCTGTGGTAATTGCAACGCGATAAGCGTCTTTAGCGTTAGCTTTTAATTCTTCTTGGCTGACTGATAAAGGGTCAGCTAGAAACTTCTTTACAAGTTCTAAGTTCTTATTCATGGTCGTTTCTCCAAATCAGGTTTATTCATCACCAAATACCTTGTCAATAGCTATTGAAAAGACTATCCAGTCGAGCTCGGCTTTTGTTTTTGATGCTGGTGGATAGCTAAACTGCGGTGATGTTACCATATCAATGTAAGTTTTCTTAAGCCGTACTCGTTGTCTGTTAGTCATTACCAAATACCTCTGCAAGTGTTAGTCGTCTGAAGCCATCCCAGTTCCTACGCATGTATAGTAGGTTCCAGCATACCTCCATCTTATCCTCCCACTCTCGTGGATGGTGGTCTCGCCAAGCATTAGCAACAACCT